TGTCGGCCTACCACAAGGCTTACGCGGACGATGTGATCGCCAAGCACGGTGACCAGGCCCGCCGGGGCGTGGTCGAGATCGGCTGCAACGATGGCGATCTGCTGCAGCATTTCGCCGCCTTCCCGGCGTTGGGCATCGACCCATCCACAGGCCCCGCAGAGGCGGCCGCGCAGCGCGGCCTGGACATCTGGTTAAACGCCTTCGGGCTGCTCGCGGCAGCCGGGATCCGTCACCACCGCGGGCGACCGGGGCTGGTCATCGCCAACCATGTGCTGGCCCACGTCGAGAACGTCTCGGATGTTCTGGCCGGTATCGCACACCTCATGGACGACGACAGCATCGCCATCATCGAGGTGCAGTACCTGCCTGACCTGATCGTCAACAATGCCTTCGACCTGGTCTATCACGAGCACCGTAACTTCTTCTCCCTGACCAGCCTGCAGAACGCGGCGCTGCAGCATGGCCTCCATGTGATCGACGCGCAACTCACCGACCGCCAAGGCGGATCCCTGCGCGCGACACTGGCACGTTCCTACCAGCTGATGTCGCGCACCGACCGTGTCACCGACCTCCTGCACAGCGAGTCGTGGCTCGACTCGTTCGGCGCCTACGAGGGCATGCAGGGCCGGGCGGAGCGCATCCGGGCCCGGCTACTCGACCTGCTCACCGCCCAGCGCGGTGTCGTCGCCGTCTACGGGGCGCCCGCGAAGGCGACGACCTTGCTCAACTTCTGCGGCCTGACCGCCAAAGAGTTGCCGTGGTGTGTCGATTCGACCAAGGCGAAGCAGCGCCGCCACATCCCCGGCACCGGCATCCCGATCTACGCCGAGGACTACGGCGAGAAGACGCGCACCTTCCTATTGGCCAGCCATAACTACAGCCGCGGCATCATGACCGCGAACCCGAACCACCGCTGGATCGTGCCCATCCCCAGTCCGGTGCTTTTGTGAAAGCCCTGATCCTCGGGGTATCGGGGCAAGACGGCTCGTATCTCGCCGAGCAGCTGTCCGCCGACGGCCACGATGTGACAGGCCTGGTGCGCCGCCGCTACGAGGCTCCCTTCCCGCTGCTGCTGGGTGACCTGCTCGACCAGGACTCGCTCGAGGCGGCGCTGCACAAGTGCAAGCCGGACGTCGTCTACAACCTGGCTGCGGTCACCGCGCCGGGGCAGGGCTGGGGCACTCCGCAGCCGCCGCTGCTCGCCGAGGTGACCGGTCTGGGCGTGGTGCATCTGCTCGAGGCGATGGTTCGTTGTACGCCGAACTCTCGCCTCGTCCACGCCTCCTCGTCGGCGATCTACGACCAGGGCCGCTACGGCCTGTACGGCATCGCCAAAACGTTCGCCCACCAGGCCGTGCAGGGCTACCGCGGCCAGCTGCACGCCAGCAACGCGGTCCTGTTCAGCCACACCTCACCCCGGCAGGACCCCCGGTTTCTGGCCCCGCGCATCTGCTCCACGATCGCCCGCATCGCCGCCGGCTCACGCGAGCGGCTACTGCTCGGCGATGTCGAGTCGCGCCGGGACTGGGGTTACGCCCCGGACTACATGCGGGCGCTGGCATGCATCACGGCATTGGACGCCCCGGGCGATTGGGTGATCGCCACCGGGCGGAGCCATTCGGTGCGCGATCTGACCAAGGCCGCACTGAAGATCACCGGGCTGACGTGGGACGAGGCAGTCGACATCGACCCGGACGCGTCGCACGTGCCCAACGAGATCATCGACCAGGACGGGCGGCTGGCGACCGCGGCCGTCCTGGGCTGGAAGCCGGAGATCGGCCTGGACGAGCTGGTCACTTTGATGCTGGGCGAAACGAGGTGAACGGCTTTGGCGCTGGGTGACAGCTACGCCACTTTGGCCGAGCTGAAGGTCCGCCTCGGCGGGGTGACCGGCTCTACCGATGACGCCGCGCTGAACGCCGCGCTGGCGGTCGCCTCACGCGGCGTCGAGAAGGTGTGCGGCCGCCAGTTCAACGTGGCGGCATCGGCCACCGCCCGGATCTTCTACCCATGCGGTCAGTGGCTGGCCGAGGTGGACGACATCTCCACCACCTCCGGGCTGCTCGTGGCCACCGACGAAAGCGACGCGGTCACCTACGCGACCGCGTGGGCGTCCACGGACTACCAACTCGAACCGCTCAACGGCGCCGTCGACGGCGAGTCGGGATGGCCCTACTACCGGATCCGGGCCGTCGCTGGCCGGGTGTTCCCGATAGCGACGCTGCGGGCGCCGATACAGGTGACCGCCAAGTGGGGCTGGGCCGCCGTTCCGGCCGGGGTGAAGGAGGCCTGCCTGGTGGTGGCCGAGGAGACATTCAAACTCAAGGACGCCCCGTACGGTGTCATCGGCGTGTCCGAGTGGGGTGGCGTGCGTGTCCGCGCGAACCCGATGGCCATGGCCATGATCGCCCCGTACACGCTTCGCCCGGTGCTGGTGGCCTGACGTGGCGTCGCTGTCGAGCATGAGAACCGGGTTGCAGACACGGCTCGCCACGATCACCGGACTGAACGCCTACGACAAGGCGCCGGGGACTGTGACTGTGCCTGCCGCCTTTCCGATGCCGGGCCCGATCGAGTTCGACGAGACGATGGGCCGCGGCTCCGACCTGTACACGTTCAGGGTCAGGCTGCTCGTCCAGCGTTCCACCGAAACCTATGCGCAGGAAGACCTGGACGCCTACCTGGCCGGGTCCGGGTCGTCGTCTATCAAGGCGGCGATCGAGGGCGACACGACCTTGAACGGCGTGGCCGATTGGACCCGGGTGACGGGTGTTCCCGTGTACGGCGACATCGAACACAACGGCATCTCCTACCTGGGCGCCGACTTCATTGTGGAGGTGAATGTCGATGGCACGTAAGAGCTACCGCGTCCTGGTCGGCGTCAACTATCTGCCCAACGGCAAGGGCAAGGACGAGAAGCGCGCCGAACCCGGTGACGTCCTCGACGACCTGCCGCCGTCGGTGGTGGCGACCTGGCTCGAGCAGCAGGTGATCGAGGAGGCGAGCAGCGTTGAGCCGTAGCCATGGCAAGGACACCCGGGTTCTGGTGAACAGCGCGCACCTGTCGGGCAGCATCGCGGGCTGGCGCTTCGAGCATCAGCGGCTCTATGCCGACGCGACCAACCTCCTGTCGACCGGCGAGCAGTGGCAGCCGGGGCAGCTGTCCGGGTCGCTGGGTGTCTCCGGGCACTTCAACGCGGCGGCCGGCGACATCGAGGCGACGTTGGACACGGCCCGCACGACCGCTGCCGGGCTTCTTTGGACGGTGTTCGCCGAGACCCCGGCGATCGGGTCGTGGGCGTTCATCGGCGAGGGCAACGTGTCCGCGCTGGACTATCCGGCGCCGGTCAAGGATCTGGTCAAGGTGGAGCTGACCGGAACACCCAACGACGGCGTCGATGTTGGTGTGACGTTGCACGTTCTGGGCGCGGAGACGGCCGACGGCAACAGCACCAATGTGGACAACGCCGTGTCATCGGCGGGCGGGGCTGTGGGAACGCTGAATGTCACCGCCTTCTCGGGGTTCACCGGCGTCGTCTTCAAGATTCAGCATTCGCCGGATAACAGCGCCTGGTCCGACCTGATCACCTTCACGACGGTGACGGGCACGACGTGGCAGCGCTCGACCGTGACCGGCACGGTGAACCGGCATCTGCGTGGCTTCTGGGACGTGACCGGCAGCGGGTCGGTCACGTTCGCGATCGTCGGCGCCAGGCGCTGATCTTCCAATTCTGAGCACCCCGCCACCAGGCGGGGTCATCGGCATGCACACATTTAGGAGTTGATGACCTTGGCCAGGGCTCATGGAAAAGACGCCTACTTCGCCATTGATGACAGCGGCGGCACCTTGCGTAATATCTCGGCCCACGTCGACGGCGTCTCCGGCCTGCCGTCGGCGCGTGCCCTGTCGGACGTGACCAGCTTCACCGACACCGGCGAGCGGTTCATCCCCGGCCTGCAGGGCGCGTCGTTCACGGTCACCGGCCAATTCGACAACACCGCCACGACCGGCTCGATGACGGTGCTCAACGGCCTGCGCACGACGACGGCGACAAGTTCGTTCGAGTATGGCCCCGACTCGAACACAGCCACCCGTGTCAAATACTCGGGCGAATGCTGGATGGAATCGCTTACCTTCGACGCGTCGGTGAAGGAGAAGGTGCCGTTCTCGGCGACGTTCCGTATGGACAACGCCCTCACCGTCGGAACCTTCTAAGCCGATGATGGTCATGGTCACCGGCGACGCGGCGTTTGCACGGTTCGCGGCCGCCTGCGAGAAGGCCGCCGGGCCCAGCTTCGGCGAGCACATGGACCACGCCCTGACGAAGGCGGGCGACGACCTGGGCCAAGCCGTCGTCACCGCGTCGCCGATCTACATGCCCTCCGGCTATGAGGGGATCTTCCAGACGCGGGTACGGGCGAAATCGGAGCTGATCCGCCCGCCGAGCCGCGGTGTGACGGTGATCGTGTACGCGGGTGGGCGGGTCGGCCGCCGTGATGTACGGCGCCTGGAGGACGGGGTGCTGCGTCACCCCGTGCGTGGCCGGTTCCGGGCGCTCAAGGCGGGCGGGCGGTATGCGAAGAAGCCGGAAAACATCCGCGGCGGGGTCTACATCAATCCGTGGTCGGTGACCCGGATCCGGGGCGGGTTCTTCTCCAAGCCGGTGCATTATGCCGCGCCGCGCGCGTTTCAACGTCTCGACGTCGCGGTGGGCGACGTCCTGGAGGAGGTCGGGAAGGCTTCATGACGGCGATAGAGCTCAAACTCGGGGCGAAAGATCTGGCACAGTATGGCGGCCCGGAGTGGCTGCGTTTCGACCCGGACACGCTGGCCGACATGTCCTACGACGAGCTGGAGGCGCTGGAGGCCCCGATTCGCGGCGAGGACGGGCTGACGCTGGCGTTCATGCTCAAACTGGAGTGGCGGGCGCAGACACTGCGCGGCATCCGGGCGATGCATTGGATCGCCCGGCAGGTGACAGGCCTGCCCGATCCGGAATACGCGCAGTTCAAGCCGAACCCGCTGGCCACCGATTTCCGGGAGGCCGCTGATGTGGACCCCCCGGCTCCTGGCTCCTCGGAGCCACCCTCGGAGACCTCTGCGTCCAAGACGGACTCGACCTCCTGATCCCGTGGTTTTGGGCGCGCTGGAAGATGCCCGCACGGGAGGTGCGCAAGCTGACCCCGCGTGACGCCGACCGGTTCCTGCGGGCGGCTAGCAGGTAGCCGTCCTGAACAGCCGGTACTGATTCTGGGCTGAGGTCCACGAGTTGATGGCGATGTTCTGCTTGTCCTTGTCGATCTGCCCGGCGAGCCGATAGCCCACTTGCACCATGCCGACGTCGAATCGGTACTGCGCGGCGGCGGCGGCCAGCTCCTTGGATGCCCGGTCCGGGTAGCCGGTTGTGGCGTGGGCGAAGCCGTCGGCGTCGTCGACGAGCGTTTCAAGCCACACCCCGGCCACGTCCACCTCGACTTGGCGCAGCGTCTTGAGTTCTGCCTCGTGCTGCCGCCAGTCCTCGTACGCCTTGGCGACGGCGGTGCATTCGGCCGCATTCGGGCTAGCCTTGGGCGTATCGGCCCGCGGCCCGAAGGCGAGCGTGACGACGACGAGCGCTGACACGGCGATGAGCACGGCGGCAGCGAGCACCCAATACACCGGCGGCTTGATCTTCCGCTTGGACCGGTCGCCGCCCGGCACACCCTTGCCAATCCTGATCAGCGTGTCATTCCCGGCCATGGCCGCAGGGTAGCCGCACGGCACCACAGATCACCCTCCCTCGATCGGCGAAGGGCTGGTGACCTGTTGGCCGTCGTCCAGAACGAGTTGCGCGCGAACCTGCGCGTCACCGGCGAGAACGCGTTCAAGGCGGGCCTGCGCGGCGCGGGCAACGCGGCCGAGTCCGCCGGCGACGACCTGCGCCGGATGGGCAAGGACGCCGAGTTCCTGCAGCGCAAGCTGATCGAGTTGAAGGCGACGCAGATCGCGCTGGTGCGCGAGCTCAACGCGACCGGCGACGTATCGCTGATCAAGGACATCAACAAGTCGCGGCGTGAGGTGCGCCAGTACGAGCGCCTGTCCGCCGATTTGGCGAAGGCGGGCGCCGACGCCGCCAAGGGGTTCATGAGCGGCTTCGCCGAGATCAAGAGCATGGGCCCGGTGGCGATCGGCGGCCTCGTGGCTGCCATCGGCGCGATCCTGCCCGGGCTGGGGGCCATGGTCGCCGGTGCGGTGACCGGCCTGGTCGGTGCGGGCGGCCTGGTCGGTGGTGTGGTCGCGGCCATGCACGACCCGGCGGTCAAGGCGGCCGGCAAGGACATGGCCACCTCGCTCGGCTCGACGTTCAAAGAGGTTGGCACCCCGTTCGCCGGGCCGATCGTCGCGAGCCTGGAGCTGGTCAAGGATGCGGGCCGCGAGATCGCGGTCGATCTCAAACACGACTTCGACATCCTCGCGCCCGCCCTGGTGCCCTTCACCAAAGGCCTGCTCGGTTTGGTGACCGAGATCATGCCGGGGCTGACGGCGGCGTTCCAGTCCTCGCTTCCGGTGCTGCGGGCGATGAGCACGGAGCTGCCGAAGATCGGCCATGCGGTCGGCGAGTTCTTCCGCATCCTGTCCGAGGACCGGGGCACGGCGGTGCTCGGCTTCATCGCCCTGTCCAAGGTGATCCAGAACGCGCTGATCTACACGGCCAAGTTCGTGCAGGCCCTGGGCAATGTGTACAAGGGCATGGTCGTCAACGGCGAGCTTGTCACCTCGGTGCTGCAGAAGACGACGGGCTGGCTGACGGCGACGGGCCTGGCGGGCCAGTTCTGGGTCAAGAACCTGGGCGAGCAGCACGACATGTATCAGGGCCTGCTCGACGACATGAACAAGGCCACCGGCGCGAGTGACGATTTCACGGCGGGCCTGTTCGGCATGGGCAACGCGGCCGACCGTACGGCCGCCGACATCGCCGATATGAATACCGCGATCGATGACTTGTTCAACAAGACCATGAACGTCGAGCAGGCCAACGTCGCCTGGGCCGACGGCCTGGGCAGGCTCAAAAAGGAGCTTGCCGACGGCCAGAAGACGCTAAGCCTGAACACGCAGGCGGGTATCGACAACCGCAAGGCCCTCGACGATCAGCTAGAGATCGCCGAGCGGTTCCGTGAGGCCCAGGTGGCAATGTTCGTGCCGCTGGATCAGGCGAACCAGAAGTATCTGGAACAGGTCGAATCCCTGCGCCAACTCGCTCTCAAGATGGGCTTCACCCGCGCCGAGGTCGACGCCTTCATCAAGAAATGGCTGGAGATCCCGAACGCTAAGCAGATTCAGCTGAATCTGCAGGCGGGCGGCGACGCCGCCGCATGGGCGGCGTTCCGTGCGCTTGAGCGCCACGACGTGGGTGCGGCACCCAAGCCGCTCTCGCCCGGCGTCACCGAGTTCCGTGCCGGTGGCGGCCCGGTGACCGCGGGCCGCGGCTACATCGTCGGCGAGAACGGGCCGGAGCCGTTCTTCCCAAGCCAGAACGGCTACGTCGCGAGCAACTCGCAGATGCAGGCGATGATGTCCGGCGCTTCGGGCGGCTCCCGGCCGCAGGTGTCGATCAGTTTTCAGCCGTCCGGTAACTCGGCGATGGACGCCATCATCCAGGCCATCTGGCCCTACCTCATCAATCAGGTCCGCGTCGACGGCGGCGACCTGTCCGCCTTCGGCGCCGCGTAAGGAGCAACATGCTTCACCGTTACCGCTGCTACAACTCGGCGATGGTCACCACCGCATCGATGGTGGCGGTGACTACCGGCACGACCATCAAGACGATGTTGCAGCTCAGCCTTCCGGCCACGCGCATGATCAAAATATTGGCGTGGGGGTTCAGTACTGACGATCCACCCGGCGCGGACGCGGTCTTCGATCTGATCGAGTCGGACACGGCCGCCACGGTGACCGCGCACGTGGCGTCCGGTGTTCAGCCGGTACCCTCTGGCATCCCCGCGTCGCTGCTCACGCTTGGCGTTTCGGCGACGGGTTTCTCCTCCTCGTCGGAGACTGCGCCGACAGTCACGCGCACGCTCGACATTGTGCGCATGTCCTCGGTGTCCGCCGAGGCCGCGCCCGTGATGGAATATCCCCGCAAGTTTGACTGGGACGAGGCCCCGACCATCGCGGTGTCCAAGTTTGTACGGCTGCGGGCTACGACTCCGACCACAGCCGTGGATTTGACGTGCTGGATCGAATGGTGTGAGTAGTGGCGATCGCTCGCCGCTACAGTCTCGGGGGTCCGGCCCGGCAGCGTTGGCGGCGGCGCGGCTTCGGCGGCAGCTGGGGCACGCAAACCCTGCCCGTCACCTTCCCGGCCTCGCTGGGGACCGCACG